GCCATTCTTCCTACGTATTCCGCCATGCCGATCACTTATCCTTAGCACTAGAGCTTGCCTTGTTTGTTACCTTAGCACCACCAGCAGGCTCAACGTTCCTAGTACCCTGAGCTGCCTCAGTTGCAGCAGCCTCAGCCTGTGCTTCCTCAGAAGGAGGCGCAGTCTCATCATAGCCAGTCTCGTCCATAGCTTTACGAGCACGATCCTGTAGCTGTGAAACAACACCGAGATTGACTACACTGGCGTCATATTCCTCCTGTGACATCTGAGCAAGCTGCGCCAGAGCATACTCACGTGGTGAGCCAAAGAACACAAACTCACCTGTGTCTGGATCTTTCGGGATGGGATACGGAACATCACGGATAGCTCCAAGAGCCTTTAGTTCCGCATACTCCTCATCCGATACATCAAGATCAGACTGACTTACATCGTCGCCAGGTCTGATCCACTCACTCGGATGCTCAGCAGTAGGAAACGTAGTCCACGAAACATCAGCCATGTGTTTAAGTCACCTCCTTTGTATTACCAAGCGCCTGCACTGAACGCGGTCTGAATCAGATAGCCAGCAACAGACGACACGATCTTTAGATCGTACTTGAAGCTGGTACGAACGATGTCAGCCTTACGAGACTCCTCACGCCACCTATCCGTAGGCTTAGTGCTACCATCAGGATAGATTTGTGCGAACGTCTTGCCGAACGTGAACTGCATGAGTCCGGGGTTAGGATCAACGATACCAAGCCAAACGTCCTTACCCCAGAAGAACGTCATAGCAGGAGTTGCGTCGATGTTCTGAGCTGAGTTATACATCGAATCAGGCGTGATGATCTTACCCTCAAAGCCGGTAAGAGTCTGGAACGCATCAGGCTGAGACAGGCTGAACGTCTTGAACCTATCAACCACACGCGGGTGGTTTTCGATGAATGACATACCATAGGACGGTATGGCTAGCACGTTAGGCCAACGACCAGTCAGGGTACGAATAGTTCTCATACCAGTCATGATGTTGGCAACAGGATCAGACACGACCGTAGAAGGAATACCCGCAGTACCATACGTCCAGTTGTCCCACTGAGAAGTACCGGACAACGTGACGAAGCTACCACCTGGGTAGTTGGCAGTATTGCGAACCAACGAAGCTACCTTAGACTCATGCCCAAGTAGCAAAGCACGAGTAACAAGCTTAGTAGCATCCGCTTCTGGATCTATCTGAATTGCACCACCGAAGGCAGGATTTGCAAGTCCACCTTGCGACTCTAGCATCTGCCTTTCTTCATCGAGAATAGGAGCCTGTAGTGACCGCTCCATACACTCGAATGTATCTGTAGACCAGCGCCTACCCTGAATCTCGTGTGCTACCGTTCCCGGTGCCCTGCGAGACTCGTAAAGGAGCCAATCCGACCTGTCGAACACGTTGTATTTTCCCGACTGTGTATTGACAGGAGTGATGGGCATGATCTGCTCACCGTATACAGTTGGGTCTGCAAATCCAACACTCAGATTAGTGAGGATTGGATCTACATAAAGTAGACCAGGATCATACATTAGTCAGATTCACCTCCTTATGCGACGGCTGCACCGTGGAACAGCAGCAAAGCGATTCTATCACCAGCATTAACAGCTGGTGACCCAACACACTGGCCAACGATTCTCTTACCACTCGCGCCAACCAGTGGACTTACAACACCAGTTGTTTCAAGGGTACACAACTGACCTATGGCAATAGCAGCACTTGCCTCAGCCTCAGTTACTCCCCACACACGAACACTCGCACCCTTACCGCGAGCGATTTCAGCAACGGTCACACCGAACTGTGCAAATCCAATAGGATTGTCGGTGATCGCTGTAACAGGAGTAACTTCCTCGCTGTTACCACTTAGCTTCACAGCTCTGAACTTTGTAATGGTCTGTCCAGAGGCTACAAGGAAGCCTTTGTCTAGCATATAGTTTCCCCATGCTGGCATTAACTAATCACCTCCAATCCATTAGGCAGCAGTTGCACGATATGCGGCTGCGAGTTCAGGATACTTCTCGCCAGCCTTGGTGACAGCAGCCTCAAACGAAATTTCGTTATCGGTGCCCTTCTTCTGCTCATCAGCAACCTTCTCAGCAAACAGCTTGCGAGCGTTTGCGATGCCCTGTGCAGTAGTACCATCAATCTCGACAGGCTCCTCGCCAGGAGTAGACGAGCCAACCTCACCAAACTCTACAACTCCACCGTTGGTGATTGTCTTGATGGTTTCCTCAAAGTCTGCAAGAGTAGCTGTACCTTCTGCAAACTTCTTGTGAACCTCAGCAACCTGCTCAAGTGCAGCAGCCGAAAGCCCATTACGAGTAGGCTCTAGCTTGATTTCCTCGCCTTCAACGCCTGCTACTCTGTTGATCCTACTAACAGACTCAGCAAACGTCTTTGCGTTACCTGCCCTGTTAGCGTTGAGCAAGTCGTTATGCTCACGCCACAAGTCTGGATACTTCTCAGAGAACTCACGCTCCTGTGAAGTAGCGCCGACAGTATTCTTTAGAGCAGCCAGTTCACTGAAAGCGTTACGTACTGCTGGCATGAAAGCATCATCAGCTTCGATGTCATCAACACCAAGCAGTTCATTCAGCTCAGTAACTTCCTGCTCACTAAGCTCGGGCATGAATGTTCCTCCTCTCTCGTGTTCGCTCATTTGACCCTTAGGCTTGGCAGCAGGTGTAGGATCAATTACACCATGCTGTAGTTCACGTCCACTAGGTGCCCTAGTCATAGGTTCATCACCAGGGATATTGGCAGTATTCGGAAGTGGGTCACGTCTCCAGAAATTGCCAATAGCAGGATCATCAGCAGCGGGATCACCTGTGATACGAGGTACAAAATCACCAGTACCCGGATCAGGCTGATCTTGTGCAGACGCGTAAAGTGGAGCAGCTATGCCAGGATCACTGTGTTCCATAGCAGCTTCACTCAACATGAACAACACTACATCAAAGTCCATCTCATACTTCTCAGCTAGCTCACTAGCCTTGCTTGAGTTACCGAGAAGCTTCTTGATCCTAGCGAGGATTCTGCTTACAGTAGCAGACGAGATACCCTTGATCTGATTGACACGCGCCGCAGCGTTCCTTAGATGTGGCAGGTCTATCTTGCCCGACGAATCCTTATACGGAAGATGCCTGCCATTTGAGTCGATGTATAGAAACGCTGAGTCGGGCAACGAATTGACATATTTCGTTGTCCATACAGCGAATTGCTTTTGCGTTTCCTCATCTAACTCGTCCCACATAGCTTCCGAGAAGTTGATCGGCATGGTACGTTTAGCGATTGGCCGATTGGTAAGACCACCACCGATTATCACGTCAGCTACGGTGTTACCCGTATCTGTCATGTAATCGTCGTCCCACTCTAGCGACCAATACTTGTATTTGCGGTCTTTGATGTCTTTCTTCGCATCATCAGTAAATTCAACCTTCGCATAGAGTGACATCTGCGAAGCATCATCACTAGATGGGCGAATATCAAAGTCCTTGTACCAGCCGGAAGCCTGTAGACCTTTTGTGGGATCTAGCCCATGCTCGAAGTCTGTTGCAATCTCCTGACCACGAACGTTCTGCCGAAAGTTCGTAATGAATCGTTGCAACTTATCTACGGGAATGGGAACTTCACCGTACTGAGGCGTTGTGTAGAGTCTAGCTGGTAGTGCCTCTATCCATACACCGTCATCGGTTTCAGGCAGATCAGTAGGAACCTCTGCGATAGCAGTTTCTAGCATTCTATGAGTTTCACCTCCTTCATATCTTCTTCAAAGAGAGCTGTCTTTATCCAGCGAACCTTCTCCGTCTTGCAATCCTCTACGAACGCCATATCTCCATCTTTACTCACGTCCATGACGTACCACAACTTGTCAGCCCACGAAAAATACATCTTTTTCTGTAACTTTGTATCACTGAGCTGAGGGAGGCTTACCGACATAACCCTGTCCCGTGGTAGGATTCTCAGGTTGGACGTTGCCCTTTTGTGGTGCGGTTGATACGGTAGTACCCTTACCGTGACCATTAGCTCCCGTTGTGCCTGGTTGCTGTCCAGCGACTTGTATGATTTCCTTGGTAGGTGGCTGATATGCCTCAACACCCTGTTGCTTCGCAGGCATATCGAATGTGCGGCGCATCCACTGTTCCGTAGGAAGATCCATTGTGATGCCACCCTGAGCAATAAGATTTGCCAAGCCAGAGGCAAGCATCTGTAGATCACGAGTTTCACCAACGCCTCTAACTTTCATTTGTGGGAAGTTGGTGGTCTTGTAGTTGTAGACCACTAGCTCAGGGATTACGTCGTTGTTCACGACCTGACAGATATACTCAGCGATGAATTTCAGCGACTTCATGAACATATCGGACTGTGTAGATCCGACGGCTCTTGATCCGCTACCACCGTGAGTATTGACACCCAAGCCGAGGAAAGAAGCCATGACATTCAGCAGAATCATACCACTGTGGTGTTCTGCTGATTCAATGACATTCACCAACTGGCCTTTGACTTCTGCGAAATCAATCTCGACGTTGGGAGTCTGCATAATGAACGCTTCCTCATTTGTTCTGAGGTTACGCAACATATTACGCAGAGCTACCTTGTCGTTCTCGCTATAGCCAGCTAACAGCTTTCCGCGTGGCACACCAATACCATGACGTTCCTTCTGAATAGCGTCGATCTTGTAGAAGTGCGTCTTGTAGTACCAGTGTGGGTAAGCAGTTCTAAGGATGGACTTTCCCGTTATGTCCCCACCCTTGCGATTCAGCGTAAATATCAACAGCTTGCCAGTCTTGATATCTACGTCCTTGACTGACTTGTCAGCCTGAATCGCACCCTGTGTAATCTGCGACACTCTCCCGTTGTTGTCATACTGA